GGCGTTAAGGTCTCGCGTAGTATCGGTAGATTTCCATTTGCCGATAAACAGTTCATGGCCTGAACCCCCGTTTACTGAGTTTGTCCCAACAGTTACGCTGGCAACTTGAATTCCTTCCCGAAAAAGCAAGAGACTTGAACCATTCCTAACTCCCGCAAAGTGCATCCAGGCACCGCTTGTCATGGCTGATGGATCTGTAGCAATATACCCACTTGGGGTTGGGTCGAAATATACACCAAAACTCATTTTATTTGAATTTGTTAGTTCAAAAAAACAAGCCTCTGTATTCCCATTTATATAGCTGTATATTCTCTTGTAAGCATTAGGCAAGGAAGGTAGATAAATCCAGAACTCTACCGTCCAGTCGCTAGATCCAAAATCAAAAGCTCCCCCGTTATATCCTATGTTTAGATAGTCTCCACTTCCATCAAAATAGATGCTGCTGCCGCCAAACTTACTCTGTGCCGTGCTGATCTGAGCATCACCATATGCAGTGACGGTCTTAGGCGACGGACTGCTGTCTGTGATTGTCGTGCTGCCGTTGGCGCCATCGCCGTGTAGCAGCAGGCTAGTTGCGTAGAAGTATGGATCCTGATCAGGACGTATAAAAGCTTGGAACGGCTGCGTTGGTGGGGTGAAGTTACTGGTGTAGCGAGCGACGCCTTTGGTGATGCGGAGGTCGTCTAAATTAGCGGCTGGAGTAAGGAAAGAACTACCGCCAGAAACAAAGGCTCCGATAACAACCGTCCCAAAAGTGTTGACAAGATTTGTGGAATTAGAGACTGTGCTGCCTTGTTGTGTGCCATCGTAAAACAAACGCAAGGATGTCCCCGAACGCGACAAGGCAAGATGGACAAACTGATTTGCTGAAAAGTTTAACGTTGTAATTACGTCAGTCCCTGCTACTCTAACGATCAAGAGGGGACTATAATCTACGTCAAGCTGCTGATATATACCAATTCCTCCATAGTTCATTCCAAAGTCAAGAATGCCGCCAAGGGTGTCGGAAGTTCGCCGCCACCACCCTTCAATCGTAAAATCTCCAGTGCCAAACTCAAAGGCAGCACTACTTGGGACAGTCAAATAATCCCCACTCCCATCAAACGCAATACTGCTTCCGTTCCACTTACTCTGCGCCGTACTGATCTTTGCATCCGCAACCGCCGTCACCACCTTTGTATTGCGGCTGCTATCCCGAATGTCGGTGCTGTTATTCGCACCATCTCCGCTCAACAGCAGTGACACCGCACCGTAATAAGGGTCAGGGTTGAGGGAGGTTTTGGTTAGTTTGTAGGTCACAGTCCGAACCTCCACTTAAGGGCGTTGTAGTTTTGTTGGATTTCTGCTGCTGTGAGTGCTCTGTTGTATGCCTGAATAGATGCAATTTTTCCATTAAAAGTTCCAATCTGATTCCTAGGAACATCAGCATTTATGCTAACTAGGTATGAATTAGTCCCTAAAGCACGAACTCCACTTCCTTCAGTATAAACATAAGAGGTTGATGGTATTGAATTTCTATACATTATCGGATCACTGCCACTAATGTGTGTTACTGCCAAATTATACCAAGTGTTAGTTTGAATGTATCCAGTAGGTGGATGGTAAAAAGATCTTCCACTTGGCCCAGTCCATCCATATATTCCATTTGCATACACTAATGGGTTATAGTCATCGATGTCGGTTCTTCCCTTTAAGTATAAGTAATGTTCAGCATTTCCGCTATAATACCACACCGAGATCGTAAGAGCGGTAGGGAAATTTAAAGAAGAGGAGTGTGATATTGTCGAATAGTCATTCACTCCATCAAAACTCAAAGACCCACCATTAGCACTACTAAAAGTCGGTCCATTCGTTAAAGCAGCATTATTACCATTGCCACTTATATCAGTCCAAGTAGTGCCGGTGCCAGGATACGAAAGGGGTGTGCCAGCATCCAATAGTAAGCTCAGCCCGTCAGACACAATACCAGAAGATTGGATATAGGCGGTGACGTTGCTGACAGTATTTTTCTGCAACGTCACCTTCCCCGGAATAGAAATCGGACTCATGGGATTGCAGCTCCGATGTCAGTCATAAGGGTTGAAACGCGGGCGTCAAGTAGGGCGAGGTCTAGGGCTTCTCCGATGGAGTAGAAGGCGATGCGGGCGTCTGACTTAATAGCCAAGTCATTCCTTGTGAAAATAAATACATTGAGATTAACTGGAGTTCCGCTTGTCTCCGCAATCGTGGACGTGACGTGATTTCTTCTGCTTTCGTAAGAACCGCCAGCAAGCCTTGAAAATCCTAAAAAATTTGCGCCAATTACCGCCGTGGCGAAGGTGCCAGTGTCGCTACTGGGAACGTAATAAATGTAGCCTATGTGACGCATTTCAAGTCCCCCAGCGTTTGTCTCAGGTATTCGTGCTCCTATCAAAATCTTATTGGCGTTATCTGGTATATTGGCGTAACATGAAACGTGTCTGTTGTCCTGCGGATCAGCATTGTTATTCCGACCGCTATCCAAATACTTTGTACTCCCATCACCAACCAACCCAGTTTCCCTGTCGTAATCCGCAGCGACAAAGTTAAAGTTCGTGGGCGCAGCACCTTTCAACGGGTACAACGCACCATCCAAACCATCCCAAGCTGCCATGATGCAGCAGGCTTTGATTGCGTCCCACGTTCCATCAGTCTTACACCCTTTGACAAAGGTGTTGATTGCATTAGCAAGGTCTACGGCTTGTGTCATGACAACGTACCTCCTGCGCGATAACCACCACCGATGTAGCTAGCAGCATCCAGATCCATCGTAGACAAATCAGGTAAACCGGCAGTTTGTGTATAGGTGATAAGGTTCATAAGACGGGTTACGCGAGTGTCTAGCTTTTCAAGGTCGATGGCTTCGCCGATGGAGTAGAAGGAGAGGCGACCGTTATAGAAGTAATTGCTGCTGCCACTTCGGTTAAAGACAAAGTAGCTGCCTGCAATCGTCGTTGCAGTGCTGACTCCTGTAATTAAAGACGAAGCATTGTTTAGGCGAACAGTAAAGCTCGCGGATGAATTTCTGGAAAACCCTAGAAATGGATCTGAATTTCCGGCTGATGAATATAAAGCCCCACGCGATGAAAACCGGTATGAATTGAAGTAATCAATGTAATTATGTTGACTTGATGATCCGAGCGAACCTAAAGCACCGATTCTAGTGCCGCCTAGATTTGACGCAAAGCTCGAATCGTAAACAGCGAGGTGTTGGTTGTCTTGTGGGTCTGCTGTATTCAAACGATTGCTATCAAGATACTTTGTACTCCCATCCCCCACCAACCCAGTCTTCCTGTCGTAATCACCAGAGACGAAATTGTTGTTCGTTGGAGCCGTCCCCTTCAGCGGTACAAGCGCACCACTTAAGGTTCTAGCTCCAGCAAGGATGCAGGATGCCTTGATGGCATCCCAGATCCCGTCCAGTTTGCAGCCAACCACGAAGTCGCTGATAGCCAAAGCAACATCACCTTCGATGGCTTGACCGTCAGCGGCTTCGACACCAGCAAGATACGCCTGCGCATCGGGATCCGTTATTCCGTTGAACCCAGAACTCCACACTAAACTCATACGACCACTTCCCCCGGAGCCACATACTCTTTCCACACACCATCGGTGAACTCATAGACCTTACCAGTCACCGGATCAGTCCACTGGTCACCATCAATCCACTCAACATTCACGACTTCTTCAGTAATTTCACCAGTGTCCGGGTCAGTCACCTCGTTTGTGGTAGTACCATTGTGCGGCGGATAAATCACAACGTAGGGAATGGCATCGGCACCTGTATATGCCGGATTGCCACGACCATCAGCAAGGAACCGTGGTTGAACGATACCCTTAAAATAAGGCCCAACCTCGTAGTGTTCAGCACGTTGCCTCACAATCTCGATAATACTTGCCATAAAATACTCCTCAGGAGTCTTGGCGGTCGTGCTGCCTTGTACGGTTGCGAACTCAGCGGCAATTGCAGGTAATAAGTGTTCCGGGATGTCGATAGTGAATTTAGCCATTTTTTATTCTCCTTTAGGTAGTAGTGGACTTAATGACAGCAAAACCAATAATAATTGCTTCTCCAAGAGTAGTTAGTCCAACATTAGTGACATTAATATTGGCAGAACTACTAGCAGCTTGTGCATTGAGAGAATAACTACCAGCAGTTCCTCCACTAACATGGTTCAATATCAACAAATCATTAGAAGAAATAGAACCATTTGTAAGTGTGAAGGTAACAGCGGTTCCAGGCGAAAGATTTGCATTATGCATTGTGATTCTTCCAGATGAAGCTGTCAGTTCAACTCCAGTGCTTTTGTTGGTTTGCTGAGTTACTACACCACCTCCAGAAATATAACCAAAAGTACCAGTAGTCGAAGCATAACCAAGATTTCCACCACCAGCATAACCAGCATTATTAAATTGAACTGCACCATTGACACCACTGACTAGTGCAACAACACCTGTTGCATCAGGGAAACTAATATATCTATCTGCTGTGGGAGTGATTGATTGAACTGTTGTTGTATAAGTCTCAACTCCAACTAAACTTATATCACCACGAACATCAAGGGTTGATATTGGATTTGTGGTTCCAATACCAAGTCTTGCTGGAGATTCAGTGAATACTAAATTGTTTGTTGATATTCCTACACTGTTAACTCCAACTCCAGAAGCAAGAGTTGGATATACTGGATCACTTGTATTGACTTGAGTATCAACATAAAATGCCGTAACTCCTTCTAGGTTAGATCCATCACCATAATAAGTAACAATACCAGTTGTGGCAGTTACAATACCTGATGATATTTCTACTGTTCCTAATGTAGTAATCCCAGTAATATTTGTATTACCAGCGTCAATAATATTCCTACTATCATCTATAATAGTAGAATTAGAAATTTTAATAGCCATCTACCGTCCTCGTTTACACTAGGTAGTTTTTATTATTTATATAATTGTCAAATTTTGTTGTATTCTTTTCTCCAATTCTTCAATTTTGACTTGTTGTTCCTTCACACATTCAATCAATAAACCAATAAGACCATTATAATTGACAGTCTTGGGGTCAGTGTCACTTACTAGTTCTGGTAGGACATTCTGTAAGTCATCTGCGACAACACCCATTGAAGGTTTATTGTCGCTAATCCAGTTGAATGATACTCCAATGATTTGTGATATTTTTTCGATTGGAGTTTCTATTGGTTTGATATTAGTTTTTAATTTGGAATCTGATGCGGAGTTAAAATCTGTTGCAGTTACAATACCAGAAATATAAACATCTCCACGAACATCTAAGTTTGATGTTGGGTAGGTAGTTCCAATACCAACATTTCCACTTACATAAGCGTTACCAGAAATTTGAAGTGGATACGAAGCACCTAATGTTGGAGTTGTATTTGCAAATCCACCAGCACGAAGCCAAGAATTTCCGTCTGCTTGATAAGTTGAATCAGAAACAAAGTTCCAGATTCCTCCTAGTCCCCAGGTTCCTCCTGTTCCCACTGCTCCGTCAAAATGCCAAATATGATCTACATTTGGTGCAGTTTGTGGATTTGTCCAGGTGGTGATGCCACCGCCGACTAAACTACTAATTACAAAAGCGCCATCTCTAGATATAATTGGTCCATCAATATCTAAATTACTTACTGGATTTGTAGTTCCAATACCGAGACTTGATGTAGATTCAACAAAAACAAGTTTAGTCGTTGATATTCCTACACTATTAACTCCAACTCCACTCGCAAGAGTTGGATATACTGGATCACTTGTATTGACTTGAGTATCAACATAAAATGCCGTAACTCCTTCTAGGTTAGAGCCATCGCCATAGTAAACAACAGTGGTAACACCAGGATTTGATGAGGTTATGATACCTGCTGATATTTGAACTGAACCTAAGGTTGTAATCCCAGAAACAGTCAATGAAGTTATAGACCCAATACCACCAATAACATTTGTGGCAGTTTTTGCAAAACCTACTTCAGTTGTATTAATATCAAATCCATCTAGATTATATGCAGTTGTTGCAAAAGATGCTGTGGATGCTGTGCCTGTTAGATTTCCTACAAAAGTAAGAGCAGTAACAATACCTGTAGAGAAGATATTTCCTGCGGTTACAACTCCTAATGTAGAAACACCAGAAACAGAAAGTTGTGTAACAGAAGCAATGCCACCAACTACATCTGTTGCTACACCAGCATTAGAAGCATAAGTAGCAACACCAGCAGTATTGGCATAAGTAGCAATGCCTGCTAAATCGGCATAATCAGCAGTGGCAACATTACCACTAATATCAATATTATAAGTGCCAGTGAGTCTAGCAGCATTAATAGTACCAGTTGTAATATTAGCAGCATCTGCTAAGTTAGTTGCCGTTGTTGCTGTGCCTGTTAAGTTACCTACAAAACCACCAACGGAAGTAGTAACTCCAGAAACATTAAGTTGTGATGCTCCAACACTACTTAAAGTCGTGATTCCAGATACCGAGAGTTGAGTAACAGAAGCAATACCACCAATTACATTAGTTGCTATACCAGAATTTCTAGCATATGCTACTTCTAAGTCACCAGCAGCAACACCATCCAAAGTAAATGCTGTGGTGGCAAAAGATGCTGTGGATGCTGTGCCTGTTAAGTTACCTACAAAAGTTGGAGCAGTTACAATACCAGAAGCATTGATATTTCTTACAACTGCTAAATCATTCTCAGTGAATTGGACTGCCCCTGCTGCGAGTCTTGTGCCTGATGGGAATTGAGTGCTACCAATACCTATCGCATAATTACTTAACCAGGCATCAGTATTAAGTCCAGCAAAAGACCCTGCCTTAAACCACATAATTTTCTTATATGTGGCAGGTAGTGTCTCACCAACACCAGGATTTGTAAGAGTAATAAGTGGATTACCCTCAGTAGAAGCAACAGCAATACCACCGTGATTTGCTGTGGTGTCATTAGAGACATCATTACCAGAGATATCAGTTGTAAATCCAAGGACAATATCTGCGTCAGTAACTCTAAACTCATTAACAAGAATGTAACCTGCCGTGCCACCAACTGTAATGTTTCCAGTGACATTCAGGTTATTATTGACTTGTAAATCATTTCCAATCGTTACATTTCCACTAATTGTTGGATTTGGTGCGAAAGAAATAACTGGAGTAGACCCTTCTCCCGTGCCTCCAGTTACAGTAATTTCATTTGTTGTGCCAGAAATTGACTCTACATAATCACCAAATGTATCAGTGCCTAATCCAACACTATTAGGTTGAATGGTTGCTGCGAGTGATACATTACCAGTGCCGTCAAAGGCAATTGGTGAGGCAACAACATCACCAGTGATTTCAAAAGTCCTTGCGGTTTCTAGTTTTGTAGCAGTAGAGATTGTACCAGTTATTGCTTCATTGAAGGTGGAAATCCCAGATACTATAACATTTCCACCAACATCAAGAGTTGCTTGTGGATTTATCGTATTGATTCCAACTTTTTTGTCTTTGAGGACAAAACTATTAGAAAATCTAATGCGGTTATCGGACATTTCTTGTTACTCTCTCTATTTTACTATTTAGTTTGATGTAGTTGCCAAAGAAACCTTAATATTTTCGACATTTCCACTCACCCAAATAACATTTTTTGGAGTCTTTGCACTCAACTTAGCAGTTTTACTTTGGTCGCCTGGAAGTAGTATTTTCATCTTATGTTGGTAAAGTGACAGATCCATTGACAAGAGCATTGCCTTCGACATTTTTGGTTCTTGTTCCATCAGGCGCAACCAAAAATACATCATAATAATATCTACCAGGAGTCAATGTTGCGGTAATAGTCCTTAATAAATCAATATCCAACAATGATGTAGTTGTATTAAGAGTAGTCACAAAAGAATAACCAGTTGTTGCGCTAGGATGTTTCTTTAATGTCGCAAGAGCAGTATAGTTTACTAATGACGCAGCACTTTCATCTGGGTTCTTGATATTATAAGTTTCAGTAAAATCTGCCCCTTGTTCTATGGTGATATTGACTACATTAACTGCCATTAGAGTTCGGTTCCCTTTCTGGTGAGTTTGACTGTGTTATGTGCATAAGTGGGAGTAAACTTCAATCTTGCATTTCCTCCACTGATGTCTGCACTATATTCACCAAGAGATTCAAGATTTGCAATGCCAGCATATTCAACAATAGATACATCAGTAGAAGCAGAACCAACAGATTGAAGAAGCATTACATCACTGACTTGGAAACTTTCAATCAATGATGTAGTATTAAAACTAAATCCAGTTCCAACTGTTGTGTCATAGATTGATTGTAAGTCAGTATTATTAATCGTAAGAGTTTCTCCTACTTCATATCCAGAACCACTATTAGTAATAGAAACAGAAGAAACACTACCACCAATATATGCATCTGGGTTGGATGTAATATCATATCCAAGTGTAATATAGTCAGTGCCAGCAGAATCTTTTGTGAGTCTAAAGGTATTGGAATCTATTGGGTCGATGTAATAGATTGTTGTACCACCATAACCAGGCCCAGATTCTAGATTGAAACTAGAATCATAACCAATCACACTAGTGAGTGCTGCGCCAACAAAAGGACTGAGTGTTGGGGAGTCAATTGTAAATGATGGATTCGTGGTATATCCTAGACCAGTTGTGGCAGTTACAGAATAAATCCCAAGACCAACAGTGCTTCCAACTCCAGGAGTTGTAACTGTTGCAGTGACTGGCATATCAGCAGATGTATAACCATAACCAGAGTTATTAACTTCAATGCTAGTTAAAATGACATCAGTAACTGTTGCTGCTGCACCAGAACCACCACCTCCAGTGAAACCAATAGCTGGTTTTGATGTTCCAAATCCTGCACCTGGAGATAAGACACTAATATTGGTTACAACCATTTGAGTAATTGTGATTGCAGCACCAACACCAGCAGAATCATTAGTAATAGTTACTGTTGGGGGGACAGTATATCCAGAACCAACATTTGTAATATCAATATCAGTGATTCCACCGGAACCATCAACAGAACCAAGAATCATTGTTGCATCAGTTCCAATACCACCAACAGGATTGATTGTGATAGTTGTAGTTCCTGTATTGTATCCAGTGCCAGGTGTGATTTGAATACCAGCATCACTAATACCAAGACCAACTCTTGTGACTGGAGTAGAAGTTGGAGTTTGGTCATAAGTAACTGTTGGTGATGATGTATAGGCAGAACCAGGATTGGTTACGGTGAATGTAGAAATACCAAAACCAACATAACCAGTGGCAGTAACTCCATTTCCAACAGGAGAACTATAGGTCACTGTTGGTGCAATATTGGTGACAATACCAGAAGTGTTTAATGTGACATTTGTAACTTTCATTGAAACATCAGTTACAATCGCAGTACTTCCAACTCCAACTCCTGCAACTGGATTTCCTACAATAATAGGAGAATCTACTACAATATTTGGAGTTGTTGTAAATCCTACTCCAGCAGTTGTAATCCCAATGGATGTTAGTTTCGATTGCTCATAATCAGTAGGATCTAAAGTTGTATCTAATAAAACACTAAATCCTGTTGGGATTCCAGCAATACTACTAGAAGTAGTAAAGATTCCACCAAATGACTGAGTGATTGGGTATGCGGGAGCAGTTACTGTGATTGTTGCTTCTGCTCCTGTTCCAATACCAGAAGAAATGAGAACTACATTGTTATAAGTTCCTGGGGAATAATTTACTCCCGCATTAAGATCAGAAACAGATAGAGAGCCAAGATTCAGTTGGTTGTTTGTGGTTACCTGAAGATTGTATCTTGCACTACGATATTGAGAAGTATTAAAGGAATCAATAACAATTTCATTTGTTGATGCCGTCGTTACAATTCCTGGTGCTTCGGAAAAACTTTGTGCAATAATCTGGTCAGCACGAATAATTCCACTAACATCCAAAGAATATTCAGGTTGAGTGCCGATTCCAAGTCTTACTGAAGATGGATTATAGTAAAGTCCATTGGAATCTACATAAAGACTCGAAAAATCATTAGTTGTTGATGAAAACCCAATATAATAAAGTTGATTGTTGGTTGCTTCTTTTGTCGATACAGATTCTGCTATAGCTACCGGAGCACTTTGTCCCACAACTCCCCAAGCTGGTGGACTATCACCATTAGAAAGCAGTGCTTCTCCGGGTTGTCCCGAATTTCCAAGATAATCATAAACTAATCCATAAAACCTAGATGAACCAAAAACATCTAGTTTATATGCTGGTAATGTAGAACCGATACCAACATTACCATTTAATGTTTTTACGACAGTAGATGCGACACCTACATTCAGGTTGCTGATAAAAATATTATCTACTGTGCTGTTATCAAAATAAGAGTTATCTGCAGTGATAAAACCAACAACTGCAGTATTAACTCCTATTTGACCTGATATATTTGCATTACCAACTACATCAAGTTTTTGTGTTGGAAGAGTAGAACCAATACCAATATTACCACTTCTAAATACAACTCCAGATGCACCTTGAAGAAATCCAGTTCCTGGATCGTGATATGGAATCTCGTAGGGATTTCCAGGTGCAACCAAGTCAGTAACTTGGATTCTTACGGTCGCAATGCCTGTTTGATCTTCTGGGTTTGGCCCAACATAATCTACGGTTACGCCAGTTCCAACAAAATTGAAGACATTGAAACTATTTGCAATGCCTACTTGAACATCATTATTAAAAATAGTAAATGAACCGGGCGACAAATCACCAACAATCAAAGAAGTGGATGGAACCCAATATCGTTTTCCCGTTTCTCCGCCAATATTCAATAGAACATATTGATCTCCTGGAGGAGCAGGATTGACAGAAACCGCAGAAGGCCCAATCAGTGGGTCTCCCAAATCAGGTTCGGCTTGTTCTAATCCAAGAAACTCATAACGGTCACTTGTGATTCCTGATTGAGGAGTCTTTTTGACTCTTCCAGAGATTATTTTTGCCATTTACTTACTGTTTTGCGGTTTCTAGGATACTCAATACAATATTCAATTCATTATCAGCACTTGCCTGAACTTTTATAACATCATTAGTCTCAAGTGCTAATCTTCCATCAGGCACTAGACTTACACTATCATTTGGTGGAACATAAGCACCATTTGCAAACTTATAATCAGTTGGAGTTTCTCCTGGACGAGAATGTAATGCAGTCACTTGTGATGTGGTGCTAGATGTCAGATTAGTAACCTGCGCTAGAATCACAATCGCAGAAACACCAACAGGACAAGTGTAAATACCAACTGTTCCTGTTGTAATTGGTTTTCTTATTGTTTTAAAACTATTAAGTGCTACTGCTGCCATTTTTAGTTACCTAGTGCAATGATAAGTGGGGTTACTGTATTTAATAAACTTTGGTTGAATGCTCTACCAGAAATTGTACCAGTCAATTGATTAATTGTTACATCATCACCAATTTTAAAGTTACCTGCTTGGTCTGTACTGGTATAAACAACTTCACCACCATTGAGTTTGACAACTTCATTTTCTTGTATTGCGACACCACCAAGAGCAGGTTTTGCTGTATTGATGTTGTTTCCAGAACCAACCCACTCAAAAGAATGTGATGATGTAATCTGGAGACTCAACCTATTAAAATAAACTGTAGTTCCAGTACTTACTGTATTATTTAGATTTGTATTGAGAGTGACTGTTGAGATTCCTGCACTTGGTAGAGTTGCAGATTCAACGGTATAGTAGATTGGAGTTAGATTTAATGTTGCAGTTGCAGTTACTCCAGCACCAGTAGGTCCGGCAATTGTAATTTGTGGATTGTCTCCCAATCTATATTGACTACCAGTGCTGATGATGTCAATTGATGATACTTGACCAAAAGTATTAATGTTTGCAGATGCTTCTGCTCGAATTCCATTAGGTCCAGTTGGAGAATCAATAGTTACTGTTGGTGCCTGAGTATATCCAAATCCACCATCATCTACTGTAATACTTTGTACTTCATAATATAACTCACCAAAATGAAGAGTTTGTCCGTCATAAGGTCTTAAGTTTCCAATACCAGAAACTTCAATAACTGCTTGGTCTGCTGCTGCTTCTGTATTTGCAATACCTGTGTAATGATAAATGGATTTGCTATTATAATCACCAACACCATCAGCAACAAGACCAAATCTACCAAAGGAAGAGTTAGAGTTTGTAATATCACATTGTCCACCAGAACCAGTAAAGATTGCAATATCATCGCAAATAGTAAAGATAGAAACTAACTGTGCATA